GGACGTGAGGAACATAGTCAAATGAGTTTCAAATACATCCTGTCAGTAGACCTTGGGCAGATCCAGAACTACACCGCGCTGGCTCTGATCGAAGAGAAGCTACTGATCGTTGAGCGCAACGAGATCAATACGCTGAACTACAAGCTGGCGCAGAAGCAGAAAATCAAGGCGGCCAGTATCTATCACTGTCGGGATCTGGAGCGCTTACCCCTCGGCACGACCTACCCTGGGGTGGTGGAGCACATCAAAGCGAAGATGAACCACCCTGAGCTGGTCAACGAGACGATCCTTCTCATGGATCAAACCGGAGTAGGTCGACCTGTCATAGACCTGGCCAGGGAGCGCGGCCTGGCACCTATCGCCATCACTATACACGGCGGCCGGGAGCGCGTGATCTCCGAGGACGGCTACCACGTACCGAAGAGGGAGATCATCGTCGAGCTGGTGAAGCTGTTCCAATCCAGCAGGCTGCAGATAGCTCGATCCCTGCCCTATGCGAAAGAGCTGGAGGAGGAGCTGATCAACTTCCGCATGAAGATATCCAAGACCGGGCGCGACACCTACGAGGCCTGGCGGGAAGAAGATAAGGACGACCTGGTGTTGGCACTGGCTATGGCTGCCTGGTTCGCTTCTATCACCGGTGGAGCTGAACAGCGTATGCTGTCACTTTCACCTAAGAAGTCGCTGGATTGGGATCCGCTTGCCTGGGACGACGAGGACGAGGAGCCGCCTTTTAATCCTGCAGTTTTCCCTGGAAGAATGTATTGACCCCTAGTCTATTCTCAAAGTAGGGTTGATCAACCATTCCATGTGCGGGCTACTCATGGCAACTTGCCATTGCCCCTCCCGGTAGTCCGCATCTTTTTTTATGCCAAACCTTCGGACAGTCAGCTACTATCCAACGAAACCTACATTAACCTACATACTTTTGCGCGGAAACCTACATACCAACCTACATAAAACCTATTTACCCTTTCCTATCTGTTGTGGTACTCCTTGAACCGAGGAGGCTGCGATGGCAACACTATCTGACCTTTTCGGAGGAGCTGGATCTAAAGCCGGCTCAGTGGTCGGGGCGGCAGGCGCGAATGTCCAGACTGCCCCTCCGGTATCACCTACAGGAGCGCCACCTGGAGACAACCGCTATGGCGCAGGCAAACCCCTGACAGATCAATACGCCGGCAAGACCCTCGCTGATATGCTTCGAGACCTCGGTGACGGTGTGGACATAGAGGCAGTCACGAAGAGCATGAAACCGGAACAGGGCGGTAAGCTGTGGACGGCCCAGGTAAAGCAGGACAGGATATTCCTGCAGCCCAAGGGCGCGCCGCAGCCTGGACAGCAGGGCATGGCACCTGAGAACCTGATCGTCCTGGCCAGTGCCGAGGCTCAAGCGATCCTCCAAGGCCAGGGAGACCAGTCGCTGCTCGGGCGACAACCCCGGCAGCAGGTCCGGCCTGCTATGCCGGGAGTCGGAGGCGCAGGCCCTCGGATTGGCCCTCCAGGGCTACGAGTCTAGGAGGGCGATATGCCGTTAACTAAGAAGGGGCGCACGATCCTTACCAGCATGAAGAAACAGTACGGGGCGGAGAAAGGTGAGGAGGTGTTCTACGCCTCGATCAACGCAGGCACGATCAAGGGCGTGCATAAGTCTAAAAAGAAACATGGCAAGAGTCATAAAACCTGAGACCGACAAGAAGGTCGCCGAGATCCTCAAGGTGCATGACCAGCTTGTAGAAAACCGGCTGCCATTCGAGCCTACCTGGATCGAGATCGGAAAGTACGAGCACCCAATGATCAGCAACTTCGGCCCCGACGACAAGCAGCAGGGCAAGAAGCGCACGAACTATATCCTGGACTCATCCCCTATTCTAGCGATCCGCAGAGCATCCGAAGGCTATCAGTCCTATATGTTCCCGCGCTCTGCACCCTGGTTCAAGTTCGGCCTGGTGCAGGACGAGCTGATGAAACAGAAGGCCCATGCTATCTGGCTTGGCCAGGTCGAGACATCTATGTACGCGGAGATGGCACGCAGCGACTTTTATCAGGAAGGCGGCAAGGTTATCGACAACGGTCTCACCATCGGTACCAGTGCGGTTTTCATCGAGGACAACAAGGAGAAGAGCTGCAGCGAGTACCTAAGTCTCCACCCGAAGGAGGTCTACATAGCGAGGGATCGCTACGGCCTGGTTGATACCATGTTCCGGCGGTTCCTTATCACCGGCCGCGTTATCCTAGATATGTTCAGCGATACCATCAAGAGTGTGTTGAAGAAAGAAGAGATCGAGAAGCTAGAGAAGAATCCGCATACTAAATACCCGGTCATCCATGCGGTATTTCCCAGGAAGGATAGGCTGGCCGATCTGATCGACGCGAAGAATTTCCCCTGGGCGAGCGTGCATATCCTGGAGGATGAACAGAAGATGCTCCAGGAGAGCGGCTATCCTGAGTTCCCCTTCGCAGTGTGGGCAGCCAGGTTGAACACCGACGAGGACTACGGGAGATCTTCCGGGTGGGACGCGTTGCCGGATGTGAAGAGGCTGCAGCAGGTCGTGAAGGCCAAGCTCCAAGCGATCCAGTTGGGTGCCAGGTCGCCGGCGTTTTATCCGCAGGAGATGGAGGGCGACCTGGATCTCAGTCCTGGCGGCAGGGTGCCTTACCGGGATTTCGCCCGCAAGGTTATACCGATTCAGAGCAGCACCATCAATCTGCAACACGTGGAAGCTGTTGCCCAACAGATCCGGGACGTGATCAATGATCACTTCGACGTACCGTTTTTCCTGATGTTCAGCCAGCGTGAGAAGCTGCAAAAAACAGCCACCGAGGTTGCGGAGATAGCAGGGGAAAGGGCTGCTTTGATGGGAACGACGGTAGGCAGGATCGAGACCGACTTCCTAGATGTAGTCCTGCAACTCTCGATCCGCAATGCGGCCAGGGGCGGCAGGCTGACACCTCCACCGCCTTCTTTGAGGCGTATCCCAGGGGTGGAGTTGAAGATCAAGTACATCGGGCCGTTGGCAAACCTGCAGCGACGCTACCACGGCCAGCAGAACATGACGACCACGCTGGCCCAGGCTTGGCCGATATTTGACCGTTGGCCAGAGTCTATAGCAGTAGTGAACGGCCCGGCAGCGGCTCGCAAGATCCTTACCGACGGAGGCATGGCGCCGGAGGCGATCAACGACCCGGCAGAAGAGAAGAAGAAGGTCGCGGAGATCCAGCAGGCGCAGGCGAATCAAGCGAACGCTGCGATGCTTGAATCGGTAGGCAAAGCAGCTCCAGGGCTGCAGCAAGTACTCGGAGCCGGTGGGCCTGGATCGCCGGCAACACCATAGGAGGAATACATGGCAAAAGGAACATTGGTCCTGGCAGAGAAAGTCATACTTCCCAGGATAGGCGCGAAGGCGTTTGTACTGGACTGGAGCTGCGACGGCTCGGGTGATGTTGATCAGAGTATCACGGACCTGATCGAACGACGGGATGGAAAGATCACAGCGTTTGAAACCTCACCAGGTACGCACGGAGACAGGGCTACCAAGCTGCCCCTGGCGTCCTATGACGTGGAGATCCAAGACGAGTATGCAGCAGACGTGGCTGCCGGTACGCTGGTAGACAGGAGCGGCACGCTAGCCGAGAGGATCAACCCGACTGTGCCCATCCCGGTATGGTCGCCGCTGACCCTGATCATAGCAGCGGCAGGCGTCTCAATGGACGGCAGGATCATCATAGTCATCGACGAACAGGACTGATGCCGATCCGCAGGCAACGCGAGATTAAACTCCTTGAGAAGCTGAACGCTCTACTATTAATGCCATGAACAAGGAAGCAGAGATTGAAGATTGAAGGGGGTTTGAATGACACTATATGAATTGGCAATGGACGCAACAGATGGCAAGGTGTTATCGACAGAGGCGGTATTGCAACGCAACAGTTTCTGGTTTGAGTCGAAGGAAGAGATGGAAAAGTATCTTAAAGAGAACTTGAGGAAGCCGTATGATCTACGACGTTAAAGGTGGTTTGGTGGAGGATTCAAACTGAGCAAGCTGGACTCAAAAACAATAGCTCAGATTGAGCACGCCCTGTCTCTTGTGCGGTTCGGCGAGGTTATTATTGTTGTCCATGAAGGGGAGATCCAGGGTATTGATGTGAAAAACAGGAAAAGACTTGTTGACAAAAGTATACATAGGGATGTAGCTTCTGAATAATTAGTAGTTTTTTTATAAGATCGGTGATGTGCTGACCTAACAACCGGAGGCACGAGGCCGGTCAAACGCTAAGAAACCCGAGATATTTCGGGCGATTTGCGTTTGGCTGACCTCGTGCTTTTTTATTTCAGTAGAAGGTTGAAGTGAGCAAAAGGGACGATACGGTGATTCTATACCGTAGGGTGTTTGGAACATCCCACGGCAACGAGGTACTGGCTGATATCCTGGACGAGCTGGGATTTTTCAGCACGACAGACGAGGGCAATCCTGGAGACGTTGCCCTGCTAAACTTTGCGAGAAGGTTACTGATCAAGTGCGGCTTGAGTTTTGAGACTGCAGCCGAACGAGTGACTGTAACTGAATCATTATTGGGGATCGAGCCAGTGATGGACGAACCCCCGAAGAAGAAAGAGGGCTAAATGCCCGAAGATGGCCTAACAACGGACACAACCCTGCTAGGGGAAGGCAACGAAGGGACGCCTGATGGTACTAGCGAGAAACTAGGCTGGCGGGCCGGTCTGCCCACCGAACTGCAACATCACGAGTGGCTGAAGGATTTCACCAAAGTAGGTGATTTCGCAACAGCGGCTATAGAAGTCAAGGAACGGATGGACAAAGCGATCACGCCTCCTGGGGAAAACGCTACCGAGGACGAACTCAAAGCGTATTTCAAAGCGCTGGGTGTTCCCGAAACAACGGACGGTTATACCTTCGATCTCTCCAAGATCCCAAAGGATCTGGAGTTGAACGAGGAGATTGTGACGTGGCTGCGAGGAGTGGCACACAAGAACAATCTCACCCAACCCCAGGCAGAAGCGATGCTGGTGGAAATGGCCACTAGGGTAACGGATCAGCTCAAACAACAGGGCGCAGTTGACGAGCAGCAGGCCCAGGAAGCCGAGCAGCAGAAAAAGAAAGCTCTTGAAGGTCTGAAAGAAGAGTGGAAGGAAGAGTTTGATACCCGACTTGCTCGGGTGCACAAGACAGCGATGTCACTGTTCGGCCAGGAGTTCATAGATCATGCAGAAGCAACGGATATCGGAAACGACCTGTACGTCCTGCGGATGCTGGACATTCTGGGCCAGGTGCAGCTTCCCGACACGCTACTGAAGGGCACGCAGATACAGACCACCGAAGCCAACAAAGACGGCTTATCCTACCCCTGGATGAGGGATTTTTACGGTAAAAACCAGTCCGAATGATCTCTAAACCTCATAGGAGGGTTCGGACGTGGCAACAATTGACTCAAGTACCGAGTATTCCCTTCTTGATTTGCTGAAGGGGCACGACCCTGACGGGAACACCGCCAGGATCATCAACACCCTTTGGTCGCATGGAGATATGATCAAGGACGCGAAATGGTTTGAGGCGAACGACTTCACCTCTCACCAGGTAACGCAGTCCCTGACTGAGCCTGCCGGCGAGTTCGGTATCATCAATACCGGCGTGGCCTACGTCGCGGCCAAGACCAAACAGATCAAGGAGGATCTCGCTATGCTGGAGGCCTACTCCAGGATTGACGAGAGACTTCTCCGCAGGATGCGAGATCCCGAACAGTTCCGAAGCCAGCGGAACATGATGATTATAAGGGGTATGACCAAAACCTTTAACAGCACCTTGCTGTATGAGGACAAGGCCATTGAACCTGAAAAAATCAACGGGTTCCTCGCTCGATTTCCAACTCTGGCATCTCTGGCGGTGGCACCGTCAGGGAAGAGCGCCGGCGGAACATCCGTCGGGCTTGTAACTTCGATCTACGTGATCCGGTGGGGCATGGACGGCGTGTATTGCGTCTATCCGAGAGGTGGCCGGAACGCTATCATCGAAGAGGATCTAGGCCGACAGCTCGTACAGGACTCAACGACCACGGCGTACACCGCAGTCGTCAGTCACTTCGGGATCAACTTCGGTCTATGTATAGCAGACCCGACCAGCTTCCAGAGAATCTGCAACATCGAGCCGACCGGGGCAGCCAACATCTTCAACGAGGACGATCTCATCCAGGTGTTGGAAGAACTGGCAAATCTCGAAAACACCGTGATCTACGTTCCCAAGCAGGTGAAAGTTCAAATGAACATCGCACTCAAGAACAAGAACAACGTGAACTACACCGTAGAGAACGCCTGGGGCGTACCCACCCTGCATTTCCAGGGTACTCCGGTTCGCAAACTCGACCAGATCCTGGTCACAGAAGCAATCGTGGAATAGGAGGATAGAATGATACTCGACCAAAACTTCCTTCACGACAACGCTAACTGCTTCGCCTCCGGCGCGGACTTATCTAGCACCGACCTGATCGACACCTTGAGCGCCCTTGCCGATATCGGCGAGGGACTCAGCCCGATGGTTCGGGTTGTCATAACAACGGCGGTAACAGGAGGCACCAGCATCCAAGCGGTACTGGCAGACTGCGACACCGAGGGCGGTTCCTACCTGGACGTGATTTCAGGCAAGGTCGTTCTGGTGGCTGCCGCACTCGCCGGGAAAGTGCTTCTTGACATCAAGTTGCCCCCGGGTCTCCAGCGGTACGTCAAGGTGCTGTTCCGCAACGCCGGCGCAAACTCTGCTGGCAAGGCAGACGCTTTTATCTACTCCGGTCGTTAGGGCCAGGGTAGTCACAAAGGACTGAAAGCAGGCCGGTTCTATTGTTTTGGGGGCCGACACACTACTCATTATTTTAGTCCGGCCTGTTTATCATCGAGGAGGAGCTGATGCTCAATACAGACGCACGTGCAGCGGCTTGGATCGTTTGGCTGAACGCGCTGGACGGGGATACAAGGCTGAATCCCAACGATGCCCTGACCCTGACCGCGTATCACACCAAGCTGGGAACCAAGCCGACCACAGAACGGGAAGACCTGGAGGTCTTGAGGATTCATCGTGAGTTCTTCCAGAATCGTATCAGAAGGGCAGGTCCATAATGGCCAAACAACTCAAGAAACGGAAATTCATCTGTATCCGAGAGTGTATCTGGCACAATCCTGACTTCCCCACACCGAGGCGGCTGTTGCCAAATGGGGGCAAGACGATCTACGAGCTGTTTGAGGATGCCCCCAGGCACCTTTTCAAGCCGGTAGATATCCCGACCCCAGCGCCAGAGCCAGGTTTGTTTCTTGTGGCGACTGATGAGTTGAAGGAAAAGACCCGCAAGGAACTGGAGAAGATCGCCGCGAGCTATGGCATCCCGCACCCCGAGAAGGCGGCAAATAAATTGCAACTGATCGAGGCTATTCTGGTGATGTCCGAAAAGGGGCCGGGTTCGGATAATCTGCCGGCAGCCGATAATCCTAAACCGGATACAGAGGGAGAGGGGTCGACCGAGAAGAAGGCTGACGGCTGATCCTGCGCAATTAGGACTGCGCGATCGCGCGATCCTAAAAGGAGAAACGTATGGCCACTTCATGGGTCGAAATATGCAACCTGGGACTCATCCATCTGGGTGCCGAGACCATCACCCAGCTAGTGCCGCCACTGACGAACAACGCTCAGCTTTGCAATGCCGTCTATCGTGGGGCGGCTGACGAGGTATTGTGTGAGCACGAGTTCGCTTGCGCTGAGAAACGACAGGATCTCAACAGACTCACAGCCGAGCCTGACAGCGTGCTTTGGCATTACCAGTACCAGTTACCCGTAGATTTCCTGAAGATCCGCGAGGTCGACCCCGACTCACCATACAGACGCGAAGCAGAGGTTGTCCTCTCCAACGAAGGTGTACTCACACTCGTCTACACCTACCAGGTAATTAATCCGAAGTCTCTGGACACCCACGTCGCCAGAGCTATCGCCGCGAAGATCGGGCTGATCCTGGCACCCAAGATCGTGCACAAGGATACATTCACGAATTACATGGAAGGGGTGTACGAGCGCGCGCTACTCAAGGCGAGGTGGGCCGAACTGCATAAGGAAAAGAAGCAGGAAGTGGATCTGCTCCACGACCAGACCCTTCCTGATCGGTGGGAACAGGTACACTAATGGGCGTACACCCGATCTATGCAGACTTCACGGCAGGGGAGATAACAGACCGTGCTGCCGGCAGGGTAGAGACTACTGTCTACCACCGCGCCTGCAGGATCATAGAAAACTTTATACCCAAGGTGCAGGGCGGAGTAGAGCGCAGGCGAGGCACGATTCTAGTCGCTGCGGTTGACGACCACGACAAGAAGAGCCGGCTGATATCCTGGGAAGAGCCGGACAATTTATACTACCTCGAACTGTGTGTCGGCAAGATCAAGATTTACAAGGAAAGTACGGCAGCCCTGGTGCATACGATCTCAACAGGTGTGCCCTGGGCAACTGCCGAGCTGGAAGATATCTGGGTAGCCTTCGATGGTGCCTACACCATGATTTTTACCTACGGCAACTGGAAAACTGCCAGGTTGGTACACGACTCGCCGTATGGCGACACCGACTGGACGCTCGACCAGCCTACCATGACAGTAACCGGATATAGCGGTGCCCCTATAACGATGGATTGGATTGAGAGCGCGAATGGCTGTGATTTGGTCACTTCTGTTACGGGCGTGGGCGAAGTTTCTTATGGGGAAAAAGCCCATGATGGTAACGACGATACTTATTCTTCAGCACTCCCGATTGATTTTGGCGTCGGAGAGGGTATCTGGACATTCACATTTGTGGAAGCCAAAAGCATCGACGAGTTTAAGTTCAAAGTTAAGGGTTACGTGTTAGGCCTCATCGCTTATTCTAAGATAAAGTTTGAATATTATGATGGAACCTGGCATACGTTGGAGGAAGATGTTCAGCTTGCCGAAACAGCTGCTTGGTACACATATTCTGCCGGCTATGAGAATGTCACCAAAGTCAGAGTAACCGGCGGATGTTTTCTTGATCACGCATCTTCTACAAGGACAAGTGGGAGTTTGCTATACACGGCATCGGCGAAGGAGGATATTGAGGCCACGCTGTTCAATTCAGCCGGGCATTACGCTGCGGTCTGCCGGTTTATCCAGACACGGTTGGCGTTGGCTAATACGCGTGTCCAACCCAATCGGATCTTTTTCTCCCTTTCCATCGACCAGACCACAGGTGAACCGGCCTACACCGACTTCACGCTGAACACCGGCACTGAAGATAAAGCATCAAACGGATTCTCCGTGGCAGCCTACGCCAATCGGGGTGGACAGATCCGCTGGATGGTGGGCGAGGACGTGCTGATCGCCGGCACCTCTGGCGGTGAGATCACTATCTCAGGTGGAGATGGTGGGTTGAGCGCGACGGCTCTGTCTATCATTAAGAATCCCACGCACTACGGAGGCTCAAACAAGGCGATAGCCGCTGGGGATGCTGTTCTGTTCGTTCAGAAGGGCAACACTAAACTGCGCGAGATGGTGCTGGGGGATAACCTGAAGTACGCGGCCAACGATCTGATGACTCTGGCCGAGGAGGTCGCTAAGCCAGGGATCAACACTCTGGAGATCTCCACCGTCCCGGACACCTTAATATTCGCCCAGCGCGTCGACGGCGAGTTGGCGGTTATGAATTACGAGCGCGCACTACAGGTACTGGCCTGGCATCGGTTCATTACCGATGGTCTATTTGAAAGTATCGCGGTCGGAACGGATTCCAACCAGGTCGACAAGTGGTGGGTGATCGTCAACCGCACGATCAACGGATACACCAAAAGATATATAGAGCGCTTCGCGCCGGCCTGGGAAGAGTTGAAGGACGCGATCTACGTGGACAGCGCAGTCACCTTCGACAACGGAGATCCGCTGGACATTGAGGATCTGGATGTTATTGATCCGGTCACGATAACGATCACAGGCCACGGCTTGAGCGGCGGCGAAAAGATATTGATCGAGGACGTGCTAGGCACCACCGAGCTTAACGGCAATGTCTACACGGTGGAATACATAGGGGCGAACAGTTTCTCCTTGCGCGACGAGGGGGATGACAACGATATAGACGGTACTCAGTTCAAGTTGACTCTCGACGTAGATCCGACCCCTGGTGATTTCGAGCCGGCGGCCACGTTGACAGGCACACCCAGCGCAAAGACCGCCACCGTTATCTCAAAGATCGACAGCAAGACCTACTACTGCGCCGGTGATGGGTTCGATCCGGGAGATAGTATCTCCGATGGAACGAATACAGCAGCCTGCACGTCTCCCTATCCTAAAAGCGGTTTCTTCCTGTCTGCATATATATCTGCTGGCACCGTGACCAAGGTACAGAAGGATCTCACAGGGCTGACGCACCTGGCTTTGAAAGAGTTACAGATCCTGGGCGATGGCGCGGTGATAGCTCCGGAGACGGTTGACGTATCTGGCAATCTGACGATGGCCAACTACGCGAACCTGATCCACGTCGGCCTGAAGTTCATCAGCAAACTCATGCCGATGCCGCTGGAAGCCGGTGCGCGAGAAGGCACCGCGCAGGGGCGCACGAAGAGGATCGACCGGATAGTGATTCGTTTCAAGGACTCGCTGGGCTGCAAGGTCGGTCAGAACGAGGATGAGCTAGAGCTCTTGAGGTTCAGGAAGACAAACGCGCTGATGGGTGTGCCCACACAGCCGTTAAGCGGAGATATCGAGAGTTCCTTCCCTGGTGGGTACGACACGACCGGGGATATTCTGATCGTTCAGGACGAGCCTCTTCCGCTGTCTATAGTAGCGCTGATGCCGAGGCTGCAGACCAATGAATAGGAGCGCATGATGGGACTTGGAGCATTTCTGTCAGTTCTGTTTGTAGCGGTAGCCGTCAAGGCTGTTGCTTCTGGAATCCAGGCTGGCGTTGCCAGGAAAGCGAAGGAAAATCTTGAAGATGCCATAGAGGATGTCTACCAGATCCAGAAAACCCGGATGCAGCACGAGTACGAGGCAACCCTGAACCGGCTGATCGAGCAGGAAGCTACGATTCTGGGAGGGCAGAGACAGATACTCGGGGCAGCCGGTCACGCCGGAGGAGCCGGGACTCTGGGAGCGACCGTGGCAGCTACTACCAGTGCGAAGGCCGAGCAGGATCGCAGCCTGTTGGATCAGCAGTACGAGGATGCCCAGGCCGATCTCAAGGCGCAGACAGACCTGGCCAAAGAAAAGCTGCAAGCCGACTATGAGGTCACTATAGCGAGCATCGCCACCGGATTTATTACTGACATCGTAGACATCGGCGTTGGTGCAGCGACCTTCGGCATGAGCATGAAAACACCGGCGACAGGCGCAGGATCAACTGCTTTGACTGCCGGCGAGTGGGGGCTTACTGGAGCCGGTGGATATGTAGGTGGACAGCGTGGGCTTCGCGCACCTGAGTTGGCATGGTAGGGGGATATACTAATGGCTGACATTCCCAAGTACGACTATCAAGTAGCCCCGGGCGGCAGATATGCAGGGCCAACAGCCATGCAGATCGGTTCACTATTTGGGGCCACGCAGCAGAAAATAGGGATCATCGGCCAGACCACTCAGCGTCTGTTGGGTGCTGGAGAAAAGCTGTTTACGGTTTTCATCAACCAGCAGATCAAGATCCAGCAAGCCTACGAGAACGCGCAGCTCTCCAAGGCCAAGGCCGGGTACTTCGCTACCATGAAGAGGTTTGCCGAGGAGCTGCCCTATTCAGACATAGCGGTGGAGAGATGGCAGGATGAGTACCAGGGCAAGGCTCAGGAGGTGCTGGGGGAGGTGCTGGAGAAGCTGGAGCCGTCGGCCAGGCAGTATCTTTTCGGTGGCCCACAGCAGGCGACTATCCTGGATGACTTCGAGGCGTGGAGGATCGAACAGGACGCGGCCTTCGAGTCAGTTGTGCTGGAGAACCAGCGGCTGAAAATGACCGACGAGTTGAAAGAGTCCGTCAGCTTGGGGTTGACGATGGTGCGGCAGGATCCAAGCTACCTGAAAAACTTTATCAGTGACATCCAGCGCAACATCGAGGCAAACATTATCTCGGGGCAGTACGGCGGGGATCTGATCGAGAAGGCGAAGCAGATTGCCAGTATGTCCGCACTCTACAGCCACGCGCAGAACCTGGGTCTGGATGCAGGCGCAGCGTTCCTGGCCGACAACGCGAATTTAGATAATGTGCCGGCAGAGATCCTACCGGAAGGTGTGGATTTCCTGACCCTGGACGATACCTCAAAAGACCGGGTGCGGCGCGACTTCGATGTTTGGGCAGGGCAGATCCGATCCTTTGCCGAACAAAAGGGCGACAAGGAAGCCAGTCAAGCGGAGCGAGAGTTCATTGAGGAGTTCTTCACGGGCCGCGTTGTTCAGAATGAGGACGGAACGACCGACGTTATGCGGCTCACCCTGGATCGGCTGCGATCCGATACCCGACTGGTGCATGATCCGAACGCACCCAGGGCGAACGCGCGCAAAGATCAGATCTACGAACGCTTCTCCACGATGTTACTGGCGCGGATCGACGCGGCCAACATTGGTGTCGAAGATCCTGCGGGGATCAGGGATCAGGGCCTATACAACTCGTATGTGCAAATGGCACACGACGACAATCTTTCAACCGAAGATTTCAACGCCGCGCTCGAACCGAGTCTAGGCAAAGGTATACCTGGTCAAGACTACAATACCCTAAAGAACATGAAACAGTCTGAAGCCCCGACCAGGGCACTGAAAACCGCCGAGGATCGGCTGATGGGTGCGGCCCAGATTGGCGGGTTGATGACACTTAAAGAGGCGTCCGACGCCTATAGCGGGTTGACCAACTTGCTGACCAACCGACAAAACCAGGTGAGCGGATATACCGACGAGACTGGCAGATGGGTGCCGCCGGTACCGGGAGCAAAACTGTATACAGACGAGGAGATCGTAGAGTTCGTAGACAACGTATTATTTGAAGCAACGCAACTACAGTGGGATAACGTGACAAAGAACATGGGCAAGATCCCGGAGGCGATGCGGAAAGAGCACGAAATCTGGCTGGAGGCTGAGGAGACCAGGTTCTACAAGAGGCGTGGGAGGGGACTGTTCGGTGGCGGTCGCGGCGTGAAGAACATCGACGCGCATCTATGGTTGATTCAAGAAGGGAAGTACTTCGGCAATGTCGACACGCCGTCTGCCCAGGCGAGGATCAAGGCTGCCAGGCCGGTCTTTGATGCCAGTTTTCAGGAATGGACTCAGATCAACCCGAAGAGCGTCCTGGTCCAGACCCTACCGAGCGGACGAACTGTTTATGGCGTGATGCGCGACCTGGCAGCCGAGGG